TAGATCGACTCATTAATTTAATAATAGAAGTTGCAGCGGTTAACGCTTGAGTGCCAGTTAAGCCAACCAGATCAGAAACGTCAATGTTCGCAGTACGAACAGCATAGCGCCAATCTTTTACTACTAAACCGTTTTTCCACTCATAGTTATCAATATAAGCGCGGAATCGGTTGTTGCTTGAATCAAATGCCCAGTCTTCACCATGATCTGTATGCTGAATACCAGCAGTAGAGCCTTTAGGGAAGACGCCGTGGATGGTCTGAGAACCCCAAGATACTAACCAAATAGAAGTATTATCCGATCCAGTACCACCAGCATCTAAGATATTTTGAGCGTTATTAGCAGATAGATCGCCATAGCGATTAGCAAGGCCAACATACTCTTCCGGGTTAGCAGCAGAGCCATAGAACAAAGTTTCCGCTTGCTTTTGTGACATAGCTTCTAAGAAAGCCATTGATTCGCTTAGGCGAAACTCATTTACATTGCCTTCTAAGTCAGCCGTGCTTTTATCAATCTCAGAAAGAGCCGTTAACTCAGCAGCATTCTCAGTAATTTGAGCAGTTGTAGACTTAGATTTTGGAATACCTTCATTCATCATGCGGTAGTAAACATCAGGCAAACCAGTACGAATAGTTACACGCTCACCAGTAGGCAGATTACCTTCTTTAAACATCATATCTTCTAAGACCATGTTTGACTCACTAAGAGCCTCAACAATCATAGAAGTTTTACCATCTGGGTCACGTCGCTTTGCCCAGTCATTTAACGTTAAAACGTTATTAGCTAAAGTAGCCATATTTATTTATCCTTTTTTACCATAGAAAAGTTCAGCTGCACTAATATCTTTCTTAGCGCTTAGAGCTGGTTTTTTGCTTGCTTTCTTAGCAGCCGGAGTCTTGCGCTTAGTTAAACTAGGCTTAGACTTTTTCAGCTCCCGATACTTGCCAGCTTCGATTAATGCCCGAACAACCTTATGGTCTGCGAGCTTTTCGAGGTCTTCATTAGTAAAGCCAACCTCAGAAGCAAACGCCAATGCTGTATCAATGTCTTTCTTCTGAGTATCTTTCCCTGTTTTAGGGTCTGCCCAGTCAGTCATGACTTCAATAAGCTTTTTAGTTTCTTCTGTCTGAGTTGTTTTAAATAACTCAGCCTGCTTTAACTTAGCCGCTTTCAATTTAGCCTTATTAGCTTTATTTTGATTTTGCAGACGCAGATATTCCGCTGTGTCTCCATCCTCTAAAAGCTCTTTAAGGTGCGACTCATCAACCTCGTTCACGATCTGAGACTCAAACTCAGCAATATAAGACGTCAATTCAGAGTTGAGCGCTTCAGTCTGCTTTCTGTCTTCTGCTAATGCCTGTGTCTTTTTCGTGTAATCGGAGTGCATCAACTGTTGCTTCTGCATAGTTTCAAAGTCTTCGCGAGTTATCTCTTGACCAAATACGTCTAAAGGCTCGTTTCCGTCTTCGTCTTCTGCTTCTTCTTCAACTTCTACACCTTCCAACTCTTCGCCATCTTCTACGATGTCGGATTCTTCTTCAACTTCTACACCTTCGGCTTCAGTTTGTTCCTGCTCGGAGTCATCAGCACTGTCAGTGTTGTAAAACTTGTCCGCAACTTCACTAGGTTCGTTAAGAGTGTCTAGCATTATCGCTTATTCCTTTGTTTGTTATTGCTTTTTGCAAGCATATCTCGCTCTGAGAACTGACCTGCCTGCATTATGCTTTTAAGCTCGTCTTCAAGCTCAGTAATACACTGTAACTTTCGTACAAGCTCAATCATTCCAGTATTATCGCCTGTAATACTATCCGTTGTCAATTTTGCAACAATCTCACCCTTCATTGCAGTTATCGCAAAGGTGAAAGCTTCGTTATTTAGTACTGCCTCAGCCTTTTGGCCGAACAATATAGCCGCATTATCGTTTTCTTCTACTGTATTAGTCATTAATTACCCATCCCTTTACCCGGCACGTCTGCATTATACTTCAATTCTAGCTCGGTGTACTTCGCCTCTAGTTCAGCAATTGTCTTATTCGCTTTCGCCATCATCTCCTCATTAAACTGTCGCTGCTCTTCTTGAAGTTTTGCAATATTCAAATCTTGTGTTGCTTGCGCTTTAATTAAATCTGCCTGCGCTTTAATCTCCTCAGCCTCTGCTAATGGGTTTGTTTGAATCTGCTGCTCTAGCTGCTGATTCTTAACTTGCAATTGCTCAACCTGTGCCTGCAATAACTCTTGTGGCTGTTTAGGGTTATTGAAGAACTCACCTACATCTGATTGATTCATGGCTTTAACAATACGAGAAAGAATATTGTATTGTTTACTCATATCGGTAAGAGGTGAGCCTGTAGCTTGTAGTTGTTGACTAGCTGTGAGTAGTGAGGACATATTCTGCATAATCTGCTCATCATCACCAGCACCTAAGCCTACATTACACACGATGGGCTGATCACTTAACCAGCGACGTGGATCAATAGTCATAGGCTTACCTAAAACCATTATCTCAGTCTTTTCCTTCTGATAGTGAGCTACAGTCCAAAGCATTCCTTGGTATAATCGTCTAAACCCTGTTTCTGCATGGCCTCGAGCAACCAGCTCGATTTTAGCCATTGACGCATCTTTAACACCCTCGAATCGCGTAGCTGTCTCTTTACCTAAGCGATCACTATCAAGAGCTTGATTAGCCATTAATGAGCCAGTGCGTTGCGCTCGCGCTGAGTCTACATACTGGACAACCATCAAAGCTTTGTCGCCAATAAAAGGCGTAGGCAGCGGAGCTACATGCTCAAGCGGATTACCATCACCCTTTGTGCGAACAATGCCACCAATACGCTGAGTTAATAAGTCATCCATGTTGACGTTCTTATTAGCAGCCATGCGAGCAGAGTTTACCTGGTACATGTTCATCATTGTTTGACGAAGTAATGTGGTCTTAATTTCCTGCGTTTCCATTACAGCATCAGCGCGAGATTTGCCGATTAATTGGCCTGGCATCATGTTCGAGCACAGCACAGCATAAGGCGCTATCTCGTACGGCTCACATTCTAGAAGCTCTTCACCAACAGTGATAACGCGCAGGCGCTCTGCTATTCCGTCACCATCTTTATCTACTTTTACGTATCGTGTTTCAAGCTGTACAAGCTCGCCAGTCCACTCAAGACAATTACCTTCTTTTACCCCGCCTTGATTACTTAAACGGTTCTGCTTATTAGTGCTATCCGTGCTTCCAGTGCTTTGTAAATTTTCGACTAGTTCGCGCGAATAACCCATAGCTATAAGGTCTGACTTAGTAACTACTTGATCATGCCCAATAGTTTCCGCATCATCCTCGCTCGTAGCACCTGAACTGATAACAAAATCTTCTGGATCAATGTATCGGGTAAAATATCGGCCAACAGTACGCTTAATTGTTGCTTTCAGGTCTTTAAACTTATCCTTTTGCGGGCGCTTAACTTCTTCAAAATCTACTTCTGCGCCATCTTGTTCAAGCAGTTGCAATTCGATAATTACTTCTGCCAGCTCATCTTCTGTTAAGCCTTCATACTCTACTACCTTGACAGTGTCTTCTTCCTCATAGCCATAACCAACCGCGCTGTACTTGTAAATCTCAGCGCCTTTCAGCCAGTCGAATATTGTCTTATAAGATGTCGCTTGGTTGCGGATTAGGTAATTAATGTATTTGGTCTTTTCATCAGCAGTTTGACGCTCAAGCTCAGTATCAATAACTGGATTGAATTGCATAATATCATTAGCACCAAGAAACACGCGCACCAATGATGGCATATCAGCTTCCACCAAATCGAATACATCCGTGCTAATTACTTGCGACTCACCGTCTACTTCGTTACCTAGCGGATTACCACAGTAATAATCATAAGACCGTCGGTTTGATTCTCCAATCTCATCCGATGCGTGAATAGTGTTAGCTTCCGCTGCGTTGCGATAAGCTAATATTTCATCATTCGTCATTTTTGCCATTTAAACTATGCTCCGTGGTGCGTACTCTAGTTCGCCCCATTGTGTGTTTTTTGCCACAGGCTCTGAGAAGGTCAACCCGCCAGCGTCACCGAAATCAGGACTAAACCCGAATTCTACTTTAATTTTATCTTTTGACAATAATACACTTCTATCATTGGAATCTCTAGTGTAAGGGCTTGCGCATACATCCGCCTGAAATTCATCGCTATCAGGAATATCAACGGGCATTGACTCATCTGTTAGCCATTCAGCGAACTCGCCCCATAATTCATTACGCTTATTTTTATACTTTATGGGGTTTAGTGGCGTACTACCAAAGTGAACAGATTTTACCCTGTCCTCATAACCAAGCTCATGCAGCCTGTCAACAATGTCAGC